TACCGCGTGACGCACTCAGGGCTTAATATCCTGGAAAAAGGGGTGATGCGCCAGCTTGAGGTTGGTGAAGAATTCACCCATGACGATCTGCCTGAGTTCTGGCAATCAAAAGTCGCTGAAGTTAATTCTAATGGTGACAAAGAGTTCGAAGTTGCCACTCCGAAAGAAAAGCAGTCACCAAAGACCAAATCTTAATGCGCTGAGTAGCATTTTGAAATATATTAAACCCGCTAATGCGGGTTTTTTATTACCCATCAAAAGGGGGCTACATGGCACAGCGATATAACGTTCTCACCAACGGCACTACAGGCTCTAATCGCCTTCCGGTAACATCGTCAGATATCAGTTACACATCTCCACTTATGGGAGCTGACTCTGACCGGGTTGATGCTTACATTGAGTTCTTCGATACTTCGGGGAATCCGGTAACGCCAACCGCAGGCCAGATATTTGTTTACGGGTTGCCTGTTGCGCTCAACTGGCTTCCTGCTGTTGGTTCTCCCATTAATGCAACAACAGTGACAGCAGGTGTCAGCAATTACACGCCGCCCATGATGGATGGTCTATGCACACAGGCGCGAGTGCGCTTTGTCGGCATCCAGGGTGCAGCTACAGCATCAGTCGTCGTTTATAAGAGGTAATTAACATGCCATATCCAAACAGAAGGGGCGGCGGCCAGCCGGGAGCAGATGGTAAGCAGGTAGAAATACAGAATGCTAATGGCTGGGTGCAGTGGCGCTATGTTGGTGATGCATCTTGGCAAAACTTAATCGCCTTATCATCACTTGAGGGTGATGATGGTCGTAGCGTTAGCTTGCGGATTAACTCAGGCTGGATTCAGTGGCAACATGATGGCGACTCATCTTGGCAGAACTTGATGAGCACAGCCGAGATCAAGGGGGAACCCGGGCCAGCCAACAACCTTGCGATTGGCTCGGTTCAGCAACTCCCTGCTGGCAGCGCCCCACAGATAACAATTACGGGAAGCTCTCCATCACAAACTATCAATTTCTCCATGCCAGCTCCAAGAGATGGAAACAATGGCACTAATGCTTCAATGAAAGTTGGTACAGTATCAGCATTGCCAGCCGGAAGTCAGCCTACAGTCCAGATAACTGGCTCATCACCAGAGCAGACTATTAACTTCGGGATTCCTCTTCCGGCTAATGGTACAAATGCGCCAAACAATACAATCGCTATTGGCTCTGTAAGTGCATTGCCTGCCGGTTCTGCGCCAACGGCAACCATGACTGGCAATTCACCCAATCAGGTTTTAAATCTGGGTTTGCCCCTGCCCGTGCCGGGTGCTAATGGTGCTAACAATACGCTTTCAATTGGTACAGTCACAAGCGGACCGGCTGCCGCAACGATTACCGGCAATTCTCCCAATCAGACATTAAATTTAACCTTGCCTCCTGGTAGTACTGGCCCAGCTAATAATCTGAGCATAGGAACAATAACAACAGGCGCTGCTGGCAGTCAGGCATCGGCTACCATAAGTGGCAATGCGCCGAGCCAGACCCTTAGCTTAACCATTCCCGCTGGCAGCCCTGGATTGAATGGGGCGAACTATACGCCTCAGTCTATGGTGTTACGCACGGCTTCCGTGGCTACGGCTTATCAACACACCGACCTGACGAAGCCATTTAAAATAATTCTTAACGCCAGATCAACGCAAACAGTTACGATTGCTGGTACTGTCAATGATAAGGTTGAACTACGCGTTGGGCCAAATGCTGCATCCGTTGCCCCTGGTGGAGGTGGTGGTTTCTCTGTTGGAATATGGGAGTCGGGAATAGTTGGCATCTCACTGATGATTGGCGCGGCAGTACAGGATGGTGGCCAGTTAACTGCTGATGTTCCGGCTGGCTGGTACTTCCAGATAAACAGGCTTTCAGGAACGAATGCCACGATTGTAAGTTGCTTCACGCAATCCATGAGCTAATAAAAAGCCCCATTAAGGGGCTTTATTTTAATCGGCTAATTTGATTCCCGGGATTTTACCGGCGGCGATGGCATCATAAATCAGCATATAAGCGTTTTCGGTATATCTATGCTTTTGTGACTCAATGACCTCAAGCATGGATTTGGCAGCCTCTTCACGCCTGCGCTCTGCTTCGGTGCGGATCTCATGTCGGTTGCATACTGCATATCCACCATTGTGGCGGATGATTGCTACCTGGGGATATTTTTCGTCGTGCCCCGCAACAGTTCCATCAATCCATCCGTATATTTCACTGAGCCACTCGACCTTCATTTCAACCGGCGGCAACCCTTCGCCATCCCACGCAACCTGCTTTGATGCTGCAAGAGCGGATTCGTATTGCTCGCGCTTAACTGTTGTTCCAATTTCAGATAGTTCACTAGTTTCAATGGCTTGATAGCTTTGATGTGGGCAATTATCCATCATTAAAAAGCACACATACCTGTCACCAGCATATGATGCGGCAATCTCTGCCCCTTCCGGCCAGCCACCACGCTTAGGCAATTCCTGCACTAACAATTCAAGTAACGTCATTCAAATATCTCCATTGAAGAAAAAAGTAGACCGCAGATGACAGAGACTACGGCGATAATCCTGAATCCCAGCCAGTTGCATTTTCTCGCATATTCGACAAATGGCTGCAAATCCCATGTAACAAATGCCACCAGGCTGACCATCAAAAATGACAGCAAATAAATGGCAATCCCCACAAGCAATGACCTGCAAAGCCATATCAATAACCAGCCCATACCAATCTCCACATTTATAATTAATATCTACGACACTAAATCTACTGCATCACCAGCACCCTGTCAACATGTGATACAATCTCAGCACCAATATAAAGAGGATTTAATTAAATGGCACAGTCAAAACCAGCAGCACCAAAACCAAAGCAAGGCGGCTCAGCAGTAAAACCAAACGGCAGCTCACGCTCTCCTGGTCGCGGTAAGCGCTGATATGGCGGCCAGCCTCGACATCATTGTAGCGCTAATGTATTTGGGCGCTGTCATCTACACGCGGCGACTGGCTTTTGCTATGTTCCTGCCCGCGCTGTTTATGTCCGATGTCCTGGCTGGCGCAATCATCGACTACCTGACCAAAACGCCATCAAGCCCGGAGTTTGTTTACTTCCTGGCGCAAAGCATGATTTGGCTTATTCCGCCTATGCTGTTGCGTAAGTCGCCACAACTGGCGCTGTGTTCACTATCAATGTGTATTTATGAATGGCTCGTTGCGGTGGAGTCTTTTACCTGGCAGTACATCACGCCTGTTGAAACTCCGCTACACTCTGAGTATGCATTCTTAGTGGTCGCCATCCATCTCTTCAACCTTTCGTGCGCGACTAAATGGGGTGGCGAAATTGGACATATTAATTGGGGTCGCGGCACTGGCCTACGGGCTGTGGCAGATTTACAAGTGCTGGCGATACATCATCAGCGAGGTGAGAAATGAACGAAGGATTTCGACAGGCCGCAGAGCAGGTGATCAACGGAACAGCGGGCCAGGTAATCGATAAGGCTGGCTACGCATCCATTGGCACCGGGTTAGGACTGAAGGCAGCCGAACAGGAAAAGATTATCACGCAGGTGGCAGGATTTATGGACCTTACTATAACTGAATGGGCAGCAGTAGCATCAATCGCTGGTGCCATTTCACTTGTGGTGAAGAACATTTTCGAAATGTGGTGGAAAGCCCGTATGGAGAAGAAATATGGCCGCCCCAACGACCGATGAGTTAATTGCTGCGCTGTCATCACGTGGCGTGTCATTCAGCCTGATTGAGGCCACTGGCATCCTTTGCCTGCTGGATTCAATCACTGAGTGCCTGGAGCTGAATTACCCGGGTGATGAGTGCCGACAGAGTGCAATCCTGCTCTATGCTGCGCTGCTGCTTTCGACATCCACATCAGGCCGCTATGTCACCAGCCAGTCAGCTCCATCAGGTGCAAGCCAGTCATTCGCCTATGGCACCAAGCCATGGTCAACGCTGTACAATCAGATGCGCCTGCTGGACCCAGCCGGATGCACTGGCGACCTGGTTGCCGACCCCAACGAGGGTGCCAAGCCATTCTTCAAGGTTGTCACTGGCTCGCGGAGATGCTTCAATTGACCTCACTAGCGAACTGGAGTTACACCCAACCAGCTACCGTATGGCATCGACAGGAACCTGATGAAGATGACCCGATGGCAGTCGATGGTGGTTTTTCAGCGCCGGTAGCAATCATGTGCGACTACGGATTTAACGGCAAGGTCATGACAGACCAGTCAGGGAATGAAATCGTCGCAAAAGACACATACTGGACGGAGTACGTTGGCATCAAAGAGCATGACTACATCGTGCTGGGAATCTCTGCCGAATTAAACCCTCTGGATGCTGGGGCGCAGGAAGTGCTGAACGTTATTAATTATGGAAATGTGTTCGATCGCACTGAGCCGCCAGACTTTGCAATCATAACGGGGTAATCATGGCTGGCAAACTGATGGGCCTGAAGCAGGCACAGCAAAACCTGAGCAGGATAGTTGATGATATTTCATCTCACAGAATCGTTTCTGCACTCAAAAGTGCAAGTGGAATAATTGCCACTGAAGCTGCCAGCATGACTCCCATAGCAACATCGACACTTATAAACAGCCAATACCAGGCCATTGAGGTTTCTGGAACCAGAGTTACATCAAGGATTGGCTATTCAGCCAGCTATACAGTATATGTGCATAATGCTCCTGGTGCGCTGCTTGGTAAAGGAATAAGGCGCT